AAGAAGGGCAGCTAGCCTCTATGCCTTCTGGACCCTCCATTGAGTCCTCTACGACAAATACAGTGCAACTCACTGGAAGTCTTGATTCTGGGTTATCCAACCATGATTGGACCCGACCAGTGCGGGAGATAAGTTCTGTGGTCATTTCAAACTAAGTCTGTTAAAGTTGGTGGTTTATAATTTGGTCCTTTAAGAACCTTACCGTCGTCTCTATATATTGGTTTTCCTTCTTCATCTAGTTTAGACATATTACTAAGATGAACTCTATCTAATGCTTCATCTAATAACCATCCCATGTTTTCAGCGTATTGGTAGCATACATAAACTAAATCAGCTAGTTCTTTTAAAGCTTCTGATTCTATATCTAGATTTTTTCTAAACAATAAACCTTCAGCTTCTAAAAACTCTTTAAATTCCTCTACGATCAGATTCTTCTGATATGAACGCTTGTCTTTCGCTTTCGACGATTTTAGGTTGTATCGGGTACGAAATTCCTTGGCTTGTTCGGAAATAAAGGTCTTTTTCATGGGTGAGTTCGTTTTCTAAATAGTGGATAGCTTTTTCTAAGTCTTGTATCTTACTATCTTTGTATCCTGCCCTGCAGATATACTTAATAGCATTTCCTAAGTGGAAGTTGAGTTCTTGTTCTCTAATAAAATCCCAAACATCGGTATGACCTCGTTGGTAATACGCTGGTCCTTTGGCCATTTTGCTAATAAATTTGTGATGGAATTAATCAATACAAAGTTCTGTCTTTGTAAGGCTAAAAAAATAGTTATTATATCTTCTTTTTTTGTTTCGTCTTTAGGCAATGCTATTTCTAGCTGCCTCATTTTAAATTCTTGTTCAGTTGTTAACTTTGTAATCGGTGGCGGGGGACCAGAGGATTGGTTCTTTTTTTGTGAAGTCATAATCATCAGCAGTTAATATACGAGCAAGCCTAGCATTAACTAAGGCTTCTTCTTCAGTTAGATTCTTATCATCGAACGCTTTTAATACAGTTTTCCAACTGTAACCATGCTCTTCAAATAAAGAAGTAGCTCGTTTAACGCCGATCCCTGGTACTCCTCCGTATCCATCAGTTTGATCTCCAGCTAAGGCTTGTACGAGATGCCATTTAGCACCGTCTTCTTTACTGACTGTGAATACTTCATCGAAGTTATATAGTTTACCAGGTATTTGTTTCATATCTTTATCAGGAGATACAATACAATTACCAGGAAATTTTGTAGCATAAATGCCCATGGCATCATCCGCTTCAAGGGTAGGTTTAATAATAACCTTGTACTTTTCTTTTAACGCATTAATAACACGTTTATACCCGCAAGGTTTCTTACGGTTCCTGTGTCCTTTATAGGACTTTTCAATTTGTTTTCTAAAGTTTTTACTGTCAGAAAAGAACAATATTATATCGGAGAATTCCCCAAAATTGTTTCTGATCTTGGTAAGTTCTCGTTCTGTAGCACGGTATGCATCGTCAAAGTTACTGGTAACAAGAATAACATCGTCGCCAAAATCAACTTCTGATTCTGCTGCAGCGCACGCTTTATAGACGATAAAATCGGCATCAATTAATAGTTTCATACATTAGTGAACATCTGCCCAAGTAGAACCTGATTTAGATTCTGCTGCTATAGGACATCGTAAGTTGTAGTACTCACCAGCTTGGGTTGCAGATAGTTCAAGTAAGAACTTGAGATCTTCTACATCTTCTTCTTTACATTCAAATTGTAGTTCATCATGAACGAATGCAAGTTGTCTAGCAGTTGGTGGTAAATTTTCATGGGTTAATAGCATCCATTTTTTAGCGAGTACAGCTGAGGATCCTTGGATAAGATAGTTTAAAGACTTGTGTTTTGAATCAACAAGTATCTTACGTTTATCTATACCACGGACAAAACCTTTCTCACTAGCTTTGTGTACCCCTTCCAAGAGTTTCTCAAGACCAGGGATGGCATCGATATAAGCCTTACGGATCTCTTTGCCTTTCTTCTTAGCCTTTTCTGGGGATAGTTGTTTATCATATGACATACCTAGTTTTTGATCTCCAGCTCCATACAAGAATGCGTAGGAAATTGTCTTGACCAATTTTCGAGATACGCCAATCTTGTCAGCATTTTCTTGGTGTATGTCACCATGCAATAACACTTTTGCGTACCTGCCTCCATCCCATCTTGCAAGATAATGGGCAAGCATCCGTAGCTCAACGCCAGCAAGATCACACCCGACCATGCTGAGATTAGGCGAGGCAGTGAAAAGTCTTCTGAATCGTTCATCACTCGGCACTTGGGCTAGATTTGGAGATCTATGAGCACATCTAAATGTAGCGGTTGCTACTGAACAATGGTGATGTATCCGGTTAGACGTCGTAACAAGCTTCTGCCATGCGTTCACGCCTTCTGATATCATCCCAAGCTTTTTGGTCAGATCCAGTAGTGTCAGAAACTGAAGAGCTATATCCGTTCCAATATCTTTCAATACGGTCTCGTCTATAACCGCCTTCCCTGAATTCGTCAGTGAGGATGGTTGCCAATCGTAATGTGTGGAAAGTATCCATGCTATATGATCACGTGAGGTGGGGTTTAGTTCCTTGAGTTTGGTGAATGGAGCATTAGCGACATAGCCTTTGGTCCGATTAGCTCGCTTAGGAGTAAATACTGGTCCGCTAACGTTAGGATACCTGTTGCGTAGTAGTTTACTAGTTTCTTCATACTCTTTTCTGAGAGAAGATTCAAGTTCCCGTGCAGCTTGCTCATCAAAATACCATCCATGTTGCTCCTGTTGTGTAAGAATCTGTGCTACCTGATGTTCTAACGAGACCCATTCAGGTATGGGAGGAAGTGATTCCATAATTTTCTAGTTACTTTAACATCTTGAACACAATAGTCTTGCATCTCTTGACTCCATTCTTTCCAGTCTGTAGTTTTAGAGAAGTTTCCTTTGTATTCATTTAATCTATAACCATAAGCTTCTAAGCTATGGCGTCCATATAATTGCAACGGCATATGATTCCACACATGCTTCTTATCTATATCGAGTAAATTCGGATGATATAAACGAGATAGAATAAGGGTATCAATGATAATACCACGAGGAGAAAACCAAGGGTAGATAGCTTTAATAACAGGAATATCAAAGCCGATGATATTATGCCCGATAAGAATATCAGCCGTTTCCAACCATCCAAGACCCGTCGTGATAGAGTAGTTCGTACCCATCGGTAGATCTTTCGGGGCGTTGGTATATTTCTCATCATTGAAGGTTTCCGTCCTTTGATCGTTTCCCCAGTGTAACGAAAGACAATGTATTCGGGTTGCTTCATTTAGCAGACCGTTTGTTTCCAGATCGAATACGATTGTCCCCACTCCAGTGGTAGGTTTTATCGACGAACTTGGCTTTTTCAATTGCTTCTTTGCTAGGTGGGTTAGGTGATTTCAATTCTTTATCTAAATGTTTATACCATGGATGTTCATACCCACCACCCTCAAAAATCCGTGGTTGGGTTGAAAATTGGTGATTCCGTAGTTTCATAATCAGTGAATCGTGAGGTTTCTAAATCAAATTTTATCTTTCCTGCGAATCCCGTTTCACCAGAATAGCGATTCTTAATAATTCTAAGAGTCGCAATATCTCGTTCATCCGTGGACTGTTGATTTCGTTCGAGGGCAATGACTTGATCGCTAAGTTGAGCGATGCCAGCAGATCCCCTGAGTTGGGATAAGGACACTTTTCCTCCCTCTTCGTGCGAAGTCCTATCATTATTACTTCTCCGTAAATGTGATACTAAGAATAGTGCAATACCAGTACGTTCAACTAGTGATCGTAGTCTGGTCATCGTGATATCTATAGTGCGTCGTTCGTCTCCATCAAGACCACTTAAGAGTATGGATAAGTGATCAAGGAATATAATACGACACTCCAATCCACTGGCAAGGTATTCGATCCGATTGTAAATAACGTCCGGGTCAAAAGAACCAAAGCCGTCAAAAAGGTAAAGGTTCCAATTAGCAATGGTATCACGAAAATGCTCTTCGAGGTCGGTTCTTTCATGTTCTCCAATGTGTAATGATTTACCTACAGCTGTGGACATTAATCCAAGTGCGGTTCTCCTATTTGATTCCTCAAGTGCCAAGTACCCGACCCTTTCACCCTTGGTGAGTAGGTTAACAGCAAGTTGACGACAGAACGTGGATTTGCCTTGTCCACTTCCGCTAGTAATTGTTGTAAGCTCCTGATACCTAATTCCGTGCAGTTTATCTTGTAGTCCTCTGAAGGGATAGTCATGATCTGATGGTGGTAGTGGTGTAGTGACTAACGATTGAAGCGTTTTTCCTTCAATAATCCCATCAGGTCGGTACTCTTCAGCGTTCCAAATAGCCTTTCGTATCGCTTCAGCGTCATTAGCCTGCAACGCCTCTGATGGATCCTTGTAGGGTTCGATTCTAGCGATCTTAACCTTGCCAGGTGGTAAGACGCCTGCCGCATCCTTCGCTGCTTTACGACCTGCCTCATCGGAATCGAATAAGAGTACAATTTCTTTATAGCCCTGTAATAATGGGATTTGTTTTTGTAAATCCTTTTTAGCACTGGCAGCTCCGTGTGGTAACGAGACCATTGGCCATCCTGGCATTGCTTCATAACAACTGGCTGCATCTAGTTCACCTTCAGTAATAACAATCCGTTTACCAGTAGTAGGAAACCTATGCTGACCAAATAAAGTGTCAGTGGAAACTCCTTCATATCGAAAGTCCTTTGGTTTGGTTTTTATTTTAACACCCTGCAATATACCTGAACCATCATAGTAAGGAAATCTTAATGTGTTCCCATCTCTATAGATTTGGTATAACTGATTAGTTTTCTCAGATATATTACGCTTTTGCAACCGTTCGGCTGAACCTGTAAGGTGTACAGTTTTAGTCATTCTTTGACTGTGAATAACATCATTGTCACCGCCTGTTCTATCGTGACAGACGAAACAGTATGTGTGACCATCAGAGTAGATTGCTTTACCATCTGATGAGCCACAATTACTGCAAGGCATGTGCCTGACGAATTCGCTGGTTAGATTAACCATTCGATTGGTATGTTATGGAAAGACGTCCATGGGATGTCATGCTTATCACACCACATCGCATAAGTCGTCTTACTTTTTTTACTAATTTTATTGAATGGTGCTTGAAACACCATCCTTAAGTCTAAGTCTGGGTTGTCCTTTTTGACTGCTTTGATCTTACGACGATCGGCTGCATCCCAATACCCTTTAGTCTCGAGTAATACGTGATTAGGGAGAATAAAATCAGGGCAGTAGTGATGTTGTATAGTATAAGGAACTCTTGTAGATTCATATTCATAGGTAACACCAAGACCATCAAGCAGGTTTGCGACCTGCTCTTCTAGCCCTGATCTGTATTTAGAAGTCTTCTTCTTCATCGATAGTGGCAGCTGGTGTTACGTTAGGATCATTAGCTTTAAATCCTGATGTAGTACCAAATAGTTCGGCTACTTCATTAGCATCTAAATCTCCAGTGTCTACACCTGCCTCACCTTTTATTGAGACAACCTGTACACCAACAAGCTTAAGAGAACTACCATAGGTAACTCCATCTCTAAGGATATATGGTTTCTGATAGAAGCCAAGTTTAACTGTAGACCCTGCGTATAATGGTGTTTTTGCATCGGTTACGGGTACTCCCTCTGTGTCTACTACAGGTGGGCGTTTGTCCTCACTCCATGAGAACTTTAATTTATATTTACCATCAGAAACTTCTTCCCATGGTTCTGGTTTAAGTGTTGATCTCTTAGGGTTCTTGAGTTTTGACTCAGCCCACTTCAAGACATCAGCTCTTTCAGTTTCTAAAGTGTCGATAATATCATTACCGACTATAGCCGAGAGAGAATATCCAAACTTACTAGGAGCTAGTACAGCTTGAAACCCCTCAAGTGTGACAGGTTTATCAGTGGTGTGGATAGTTCTACTCACCTAGTAATGCCTCCTCTAGTGATTGAGGCATTTCTAGTTCATCAATCTCTTTAGCTAAAGATTGACGATACTCTCTAAGTTCAGTGAGTCTAGCATCAACAGAATTTAATTGTTTCTTTTTTTGCTCTAATTCAGCTTTCTTAAGCCTTTCCTCAGAGACCACAACTATAGTAGGTGGTGCAAAGAAACTATCAAATAATGAATAGTGGTTCATTTAACAGAAAAAATAAGTGGAATCAATCACTTCGGAGGGTTCTAAATCTCCTATGATCGGTGGTTTGGTAGTTGCTCCAATAGAGGTAGCAAACTCAGTAAGGTAATCTCGTTTAGCAAAGAGATCCATGTAGGTCTCTCTTACTATACTAGATAGAGCAGTCATGTCTGTAGCTCTACATAAGACACTATCATGAATCAGTGCTATCGGTCCACAGAACTTTAACGCACTGAAATGTAACAGCGTCGCATCTAGACTGTGAATAAGATTAGGTGCAGTAGCAGCCTTGTGTCTTAGCTTATCAGCAGCATCAGGATCATCTGTAGCTACTCGTATTTCACAAGACCCCAATAACTGTAACTGTAATCTTTCAACTTTCTTCTTCTGAATCCTTTGGTTGACAACAAATCCAGAAGGTGTAGTCCAAGTTAAAGTTAAGTTATTGTTATTTTTGAATTGTTTAGATACTTCCTTCTCTATCCAAGCCATGACAGCCATAGGGCCAGGAACTATCTGATTCATTGCATCTCTAACAGCTTTGACTGTGAGTGTTAAGTCATCTTTATCTATCTCTATACCATCTTCTTTTAATGCGTCCCTGATGTAGGAACGATTAGAGAATGGTTTTGCATTGTAAGGAATAGTCATTGTAGTTCTTTTGACCTTGGATCTATTCCATACATTATGCAAGTATTCAGGTATATGAGGCTTAGCAGTATCAGCTACTACCTTATATGCGTCTTGTGGTTTATCAGACGGCAACACATTGACGAGTTGTGCTGTCGTGCGGTCTCTTGCTAAGCCAGCAAGGATCTGAAGACCACTACATGTAGCGTCCGTGGCAACTGGTAGTCGTGTGTGTCGTCTTAACTGTTTAGTTACTACCGCATAGTACTCCTCACACGCCGCTAAAAATTGCCACGGCTCATCTGCTACTTCCCATTCAGCCATAGACTCAATAGGAAATTTAGCTACTCTAGTTATTAAACATTCGTTAGCTTTAACCCAATCTTGTCTAACATCCCAAGTTTCTTTATCTAAACCATAGGTTGTAGCTACTTGAAATGCTAACCATTTCTCAGCATCATCACCCATTACTTCCTCATTAGAGAAATTTAAGAGTGATTTACCAAAGTCAGTATCTTGTGGAGTTAGAAATGCAGGTATAGGGTATGCTCTACCTCTATAATCAAAAGACCACGGAATAAAGAACTCTTTACCTTTAAACTTTCTAACTGCCTCCATTGTCATCCTTGTTCTACATGAACGTCTGAATGCACCTGCATTATTGTTCATGACCTCTGCAGCAGCTCTACGGTACGCTTTACGAGCGTCCTTGTTCTCTGCTATATCAGGAGGTTTTGGAGGGAGTGGTAACTCAACTATTGGGATAAACTTTCCTACACTTATCCCCCTTTCATCGAGCTGTTCAGCTACGTTTACAACAAATGGGTTGAGCTTATACCCTACCTTCTGAATCTTATTCAAGAAAGCGATAGGTTTATCTCCCTGTATACACCCCTTATTACCACGCCTAACCATTTCATGACCTTTCATTACCTCATTAAGCAAGTAACCACCAGGTTTATCACCCCAGTCATTAGGTTCAATGAGCATCGGCCATGCAAGTGGAGCAAACAGTTCACTATCTCTCATCACTTGATCTTTGATAGCTATGAATTCAGGTGTTGGTACTATGTAATTGACTCGCTTACGTCCTTGTTGACGCATATCTTTATAGAACCAACCACTTGTACTCATAATACAATCTAATAACCAAGTACCAAGCTTAATTCTATTAGCCCTGCCCCATGATGTCCAGTGTTGAATACCGTACCTGTTCATGAGTGTTTGTATGACTACTACCTTTTGATGGGTACCACATGACTTATGCCAGTAGTTTTCCTTTAATGTATGTAGTAATGCAGGTGCTTTAGCTTCATAATGCCTCATTTGACATTCATTTTCTATAGCTTGTCCTATCGATTCACTGACTGTGATTAATTGATTACTATTCTCTTTAATACTAAATACTTTATCAAAGGTTAACTTACATGCTATGGCAGCAGCAGCTAATGGTTCAAGGTCAGCTAGGTATTGATGTATCTCTTCTT